AAATATAGAGATAAGACTTTACAGGGACAAAATCAAGATTCAGGATGGGCTGAGTGGGCAGTTGATGAAATGACAGACCAGAATGAAGTTGAGGCTTGGTACCTGACGAATCCGTCACTTGGAACAATACTAACAGAAAGAAAGATAAGAGCAGAAATCGGACCGGATGAGATTGACTTTAATATTCAGAGATTAGGTCTATGGATAAAGTATAATCAGAAGTCGGCAATTACGCTTACAGAGTGGAATGCAATGATGGTGTCAGATTTTAAGGAGTCTTTGTTGGTTGGTGGAATACATGTGGGGGTTAAATTCGGACATGATGGATTAAATGTTGCTGTATCTGTAGCTGTAAAGACTAAGGATGATAAGGTATTAATTGATGGTATTGATTGTAGGCCGATAAGAGCAGGCGTTGATTGGATTGTAGCATGGATAAAAACAGTTAAAGCTGAGTCAATAACTATTGACGGTGATAATGGAAAAGCTTTACTTGTCAATGCATTAAAAGATGCAAAGGTAAGGATTAAGCCGGTACTACCAAAGACAGCGGATATAATTGCACTACATACATTGTTTGAACAGGCTTTAGAGAGTCAAAGTATTTGTCATTTGGGACAGCCTTCCATGGTTCAAGCTGCTACTAACTGTGAGAAGAGAGCAATCGGATCTAATGGTGGTTTTGGATATAAGGCTAATAAAGAAGGGATAGAAATTGCACTTTTAGAGAGTGCAATTCTTGCACATTGGTCATGTAGGCAATCAAAGGAAAAAAAGAAAAGAAGGGCAGTGAGCTATTAAGACAGGCAAAAGCTTGTCTTTTTTAGTTATAGATTGCAACACTTTGTGGAAAGGAAGAAAGATGGAGTTTAAGGCAATTGAAACAAAAGAGGCGTTTGATGAGGCGATAAAAGAGCCTATCAGACTTGCACAGGAAGAAGTAAGAAAAGAGTATGAAACTTACATGTCACCTGAGCAGGTGGAAAAGAAATATAAGGGGTACTTGTCGGAAAAGGAGGTGGTTGAGAAGTATAAAGACTATATGTCACCTGAACAGGTAGCAGGGAAGTATAAAGATTATTTGTCAAAGGAAGATGTAGATTCAAAAATCAAGGCGTATGAGGTTGAAAAACTAAGAACAAAGATTGCCCTTGATAATGGTTTGCCTTATGAGTTTGCAAACAGGTTACAGGGAGAGGATGAGAAAAGCATTCTTGAAGATGCACTGAGTATTGCAAAGCTTATCAAAGGTAATAGGAGTGTTCCACCTCTTAAGAACTCGGAGGGTGGAATAGATCCAAAAAGAGAGAGTTTTAAAAGATTAGTATCAGTACTTAAGGAGGATTAAAAAATGGCGTTAAATACAGCAAGAAGTTATTTTGATGCAGAATTGGTTGCAGATTTAATTAGTAAGGTAAAGGGCAAGTCATCACTTGCAATTTTATCAGCACAGGATGCTATTCCTTTTAACGGAATGAAAGAAATGATTTTCACTATGGACAATGAGATTGACATTGTTGCGGAGAACGGAAAAAAGTCGGAGGGTGGTATTTCAATTGAACCGCTCACTATTGTACCTATAAAGTTTGAGTACGGCGCAAGAGTGTCTGATGAGTTTATGTATGCATCAGAGGAAGCACAGGTGGATATCTTAACAGGATTTAATGAGGGTTTTGCAAGAAAGGTTGCAAAGGGTCTTGATCTTGCTGCATTCCATGGAATCAATCCAAGAACAAAGACGGCATCAACAGTAGTTGGAAATAATCATTTTGATGCAAAGGTAACACAGAAGGTTGTTTATGCAGCAGCAAATGCAGACGATAATCTCGAGGCGGCTATTGCATTGGTAGACGGATCTGATGGAGATGTCACAGGAATTGCATTGTCAAAAGTTTTTGGAAGTGCTATGGCAAAGATTAAGGCAAATGGAATTAAGCAGTATCCTGAATTTGCATTTGGAGCAAATCCCGGAGTTTTTGCCGGCAGGCCTATTGATATAAATAGTACTGTAAACGGAGCGACTGTAAAGGACCATGCAATAGTAGGAGATTTCCAGAACGCTTTCAAGTGGGGATTTTCTAAGGAAATACCGATGGAAATTATTCAGTATGGTGATCCGGATAATAGCGGAAAAGACTTGAAGGGATATAATCAGGTATATATCAGAGCTGAGGTGTATATCGGTTGGGGAATCTTAGTGCCGGAGTACTTTGCAAGAGTTGTAGAGGAATAGGTATGAAGTATATTAATGTGATTACAGGAAATACCATTGATATAGATTCAGAGATTCGTGGAGAAAATTGGGAGCTCGTAAGAGCTTCTGATTCTCTTGAAGAAAAAGCAGGAGAGATAGATTCTTTATCTGAAGAATCTGCTGCAAATGTTGCATCAAGCAAGGTTAAAACAGCAAAGAAGAAGTAGGTATTAAGATGAGTGAGCTGGCAACGCTTGAAGATGTTGAAAAGATATGGAGAAAATTTAAGAATACTGAAGAACGAGATAGAGCGATAGAGCTGCTTGTTATAGTGTCCGACAGTTTACGAGAAGAGGCGACTAAGTATGGTAAAGATATTGACTTAATGGCAAATTCAAGTGCGACTTATGCGAGTGTTGTTAAATCAGTGATTGTAGATGTGATCGCAAGAACTCTAATGACTTCCACAGATGCGGAGCCTATGACACAGATATCAGAATCGGCACTTGGTTATTCAATGTCCGGAACTTATCTTGTTCCGGGTGGAGGTCTGTTTATTAAAAAATCGGAACTTTCAAGACTGGGACTTAGAAGGCAAAGATTGAGGATGATAGAGTTATATGGCGAGAATTAAGGGAATTGATGTTGTATTGCTTGATACAGTTGTAGATGGAGAAGATGAGTTTGGTGCAGAAATATTAACTGAGAGAGAAGTTGTCATTAGTAATGTTTTGGTTGCACCTGCATCATCTACCGATATAACAGATTCTACACAGCTTTATGGAAGAACAGCTGTCTATACTCTTGCAATTCCTAAAGGTGATAATAATAATTGGGAAAATAAAAGAGTTAGATTTTTTGGTAACACTTGGAAAACATTTGGTATTCCACAGGAAGGAATTGAAAGCTTGATTCAACTTGATTGGAATAAGAAAGTCATGGTGGAAAGATACAATGGGTAAAGTAAGAATTGAACTAAACAGTCCGGGTATCAGGGCTATGCTTAAGAGTGAAGAAATTCAATCAAGTGTAGAAGAACAGGCTACAAGAATAGCAAATGAGGCCGGTGGAGACTTTGAAGTTAGAATTGCAGGTACAAGAGCGTATGCGAGTGTCAGTAATAGAAATAGACGAGGTTATGAGATGAATATGAGAAATAATACCTTGTTAAGGGCGGTTCATAGATGATTGAAAGTATTATTATAAAATATCTAAGAGATAAGCTTGGGATAAAGGTATATGCGGAAATTCCTGAAAGTCCGCCAAAAGAGTTCATTATTGTTGAAAAGACATCATCAGGAATTGAAGATTATATTTATCATGCAACGGTAGCATTACAATCATATTCTGATACTTTGCTTAATGCAGCAGTATTGAATGATAAAGTTAAAAAGGCAATGGATGTGATGATAGAGTTACCTGAGATAAGTAGCTGTAAACTGAATAGTGATTATAATTTTACAGATACGGCAACAAAAAGGTACAGATACCAAGCTGTATATAATATTGTGTTTTTTGGTTAAGCATTCTGATTGGCTCAGGATGCTTTTTATTTAGAAAGGAGCAAAAATGTCTAAGAATAATGCTAAGAATGTAACCACCGGTAAACCAAAGGTAGGTGGAGCGGTGTTTAGAGCACCGCTTGGGACTGCAATACCCGGTGATGCGGTAAGTGAGTTGGACCAGGCATTCAAAAATCTTGGTTATATATCAGAGGATGGAGTAACAAATTCAAATTCGGCTGAAACAGATTCAGTTAAGGCGTGGGGCGGCGATACTGTATTGGAGTTTGAGAAAGAGAGACCTGATACATTTGAGTTCACAATGATTGAGGGACTTAATGTTGAAGTTTTAAAAATGATATATGGTGAGGATAATGTTGCAGGTGATATCTCTGCCGGCATTACTATAAAGGCTAATTCTAAGGAAAGAGAAGAGGCCGTATACGTCATTGATATGATCCTTAGGGATAATGTTGCTAAAAGAGTTGTAATACCTAATGGAAAGATAACTGAGACAGGTGAAATTAAGTATGCTGACAGTGAAGCATTAGGCTATCAGGTTACTGTTTCGGCATTACCGAATACAGACGGAAATACACATATTGAGTATATGAAGAAGGGTTAAAGAATGATAGCAGGAAAATCAAAGAACGGTTTTGAGTTTGAGATTGATGAGAAAAATCTTAATGATTTTAGAATGATAAGAATGTTGGCCAGAGCGTCAAAAGATGATGATATCACTCTTTATTCCGAAGCTATGGAAAAGATATTTGGTGAGGAACAGTTCGAGAGAATGTTGGAATTTTTAGCTGATGATAAGGGTAGAGTTCCAATAGAAAAAATAAGTGAACTATTCACAGATGTTTGTGAGAGTGTAAAAGAATTAAAAAACTCTTAATCCTTGCTGCTATGATGTGCAATGAAGAGGCTATGATATGCGACCTTGCAGAAGTTTATCATATATACAACTATGAGGCATATGAGCCTTCTTTTATTGCTGTATTAGTAGCAGGGTTAAGGGAAGATAGTAGAAGTAAGATGTTACTGTCAGGAGCAAAGTTTAGTGTTGATCAAGCGTTAAAGATGATGATTGTTGATTATCTTAGGCTGATGGTTTGGATGAAAACGAGAGACGGGGCCAAGAATAGAAATAAGCCTAAATCACTATTTGAGGAAATTGAAAATGCTGATAATGTAGATAATATTATTGGTTTCAGTGATGGCAAAAGTTTTGAAAATGCCTGGAATAAGATGAGGAGGTGAACATTTGGCAGGAACAGAAATTGCTAAGGCATATGTGCAAATCATACCTTCGGCAGATGGAATAAAGGGCAGGTTGACTGAAGAACTTGGAGGTGAGGCTGAGAGCGCAGGAAATAGTGCCGGACTAAATATTGTAGGTGCTATTAAAGGCGCAATTGCAGCAGCCGGAATTGGAGCACTGATAAAGTCTACACTTGGCGAAGGAAGTGCATTGCAGCAGTCTATAGGTGGTATAGAAACATTGTATAAGGAATCTTCGGATACAATGGTAAAGTATGCCAATGAGGCATATAAGACAGCTGGAATGAGTGCAAATGACTATATGCAAACCTCAACAAGCTTTGCCGCTGCCCTGTTAAAAGGTGTAGGCGGAGATACAGCAAAGGCGGCAGAGGCGGCAAATACCGCTATTATCGATATGTCGGATAATGCAAATAAGATGGGAACATCAATGGACAGTATCCAAATGGCGTACCAAGGGTTTGCCAAAGGAAACTATAATATGCTGGATAATCTCAAGTTGGGATATGGTGGTACAAAAACTGAAATGGAGCGTTTGCTTTCAGATGCCCAAAAGCTGACAGGAGTCAAGTATGACATGAATAACTTATCAGATGTGTACAGTGCAATTCATGTTATACAAGATGAATTAGGCGTTACAGGAACAACTGCAAGAGAGGGTGCAACGACATTTGAGGGATCTATGTCTGCAATGAAGGCGGCGGCTCAAAACTTAATGGGATCTATTGCACTTGGTGAAGATATAGGTCCGAAATTACAGGCATTAACTGAAAGTGTATTTACATTTGTTTTTGACAATCTTATGCCTATGCTGGGTAATATACTAGCTGCAGTTCCGGGACTGGTTGTTGGAATAGTTGAAGGCATAGTTGCAGGTATTCCTAAGGTTTTATCAGTCATTACAAACTTGGTTACAGAGATTGCAAACACGCTGATTAACTATGATTGGCAAGGTTCGGCAATGAGCTTTGTTACATCATTAAATTCAGGAATATCAACTAATTTACCACAGCTGTTACAGAGTGGCGTTGGGATTATAACAAATTTGGTAAGTGGACTTGTGTCAGCACTACCCAATATTATCTCAGCAGCAGGAACAATTATAAGCGGTCTAATAACAGCGATAGCGACAGCGTTGCCGATGTTGTTGAAATCCGGAGCAGATTTGATACTTGGAATATTATCAGGATTTGAGAGTGGAAAAGTGAATATTGCATTATCAATGATGGATGCAATTGGAAACATCATAAGTACTGTTATGGATGCATTACCTGAATTGATTACAGCTGGTATTCAAATAATTACAGGATTTATTACGGGAATGATGTCACTTAATGGTGAAGCGGTTGGCAATACGGCAGAAATAATGTCGAGTTTAGTGCAAAAAATTGCAGATGGTATTCCTGAGTTTTTAGAAAAGGGCATGGAAATATTAAATGCACTAATCGATGGTATTGTTAATTCACTTCCACAAATTATAGAGACAGCTATTCAAGTGATTCAAAATATGGTACAGGCATTAGTATCAGCTTTACCAACAATCATAACAACCGGAGTTGAGATTATAACATCGCTAATCAATGGAATTTCTCAAAATCTTCCAAGTTTAGTATCTAAGGCTACTGAAATAATAATTGATATAGCGAAGACTTTAATTGCAAATTTGCCGGGTATTTTAGCTACAGGAGTACAGATAATAGGAGCACTTTTAAGTGGACTTGTGCAGGCAATGCCACAGATATTATCAGCAATATCGAATTTGGCATTAAGTATAGTCAAGTCTATAATGGTCCTACAGACTCAACTTATGCAGGCAGGTATTCAGATAATAGCAGGATTGGCAAGTGGAATAGCAGGAAAAGTTTCAAGTGTGATCTCTGAAATGACAAAGCTTGGAAGTGAAATTATCAGTACGGTAAAAAGTATTAATTTAATTGATATTGGCAAACAGCTTATTGAGGGAATGGCCAATGGGATAAAGAGTGCAGCAGGAAAGGTTGCAGAGGCGGCAAAGAATGCAGCCAAAGAAGCATTTGATGCAGCAAAGAACTTTCTTGGTATTCATTCTCCTTCAAGGCTTATGAGAGACGAGATTGGTAAGTATATTCCGGCAGGAATTGCAGAAGGAATTAACGGAAACGCAAAGTCTATTACATTTGACGAAGTAAATGCAAGGATTATGCAAGAGGCACGTTCAACTCAATTGACGATGGATTCAATTGACACTACATCAGGTGGTAGCGAATCAATTGATATACTTGGCAATATAACAGATGCGTTATCTAAGTTTTATATAGTTATGGACGGTAAAAAAGTTGGAAGGATAGCAAGCCCGGAAGTAAATCGTGCATTAGGGGCTACAAACAGCTTAGAGTTAAGAGGTGCTGTATGATGGAAATGAGAGATATGGGTATTACATTTGGTAATAAGCATACGTTTAATGATTTTGGGTTAATTTGTAAAGATATAGAAGTGGGCTTCCCGGAGGTCAAGGCTAATATAGTCAAATTAAGTGGTGCAGATGGATTCATAGACTTAACAAAAGTTTTTGGAAAGGTTATGTATGGTAGTCGTATGATAACGGCTACCTTTTTAGTTAAAGAAGCATCTGCAAGTGAATGGGCAATTAATATGTCAAAGATTGCAAATTATTTACATGGGGAAAATCATAGAATAATTCTTGATAATGACAAGGGATATTATTATGAGGGTAGATGTAAGGTATCTTTTGACAAGGAATACAAGCCATTTTCAACGGTGACGATAGAATGTGAGTGCAAACCTTATAAGATAGAGGTTAATGCAGAACTTGGAGATGATTGGCTCTGGGATCCATTTAATTTTGAAACAGGCATCATCAGAAGATATAAGAATATTGCTGTTAACGGAAGTTATACATTAAATATTAGAGGATTAGCCAAGCCGGTAATACCTATAATTATTTCAGATTCAACTATGCAATTAGAGTTTAACGGAGCTACTTATAACTTAGCACCGGGAAATAACAACATATATAGGTTGGCAACAAAAGAAGGCGACAATGTGTATAGGTTTATTGGTAACGGAGTAATTTCAATTATTTACAAAGGGGGAATGCTTTAATGTATGCCATAAAAGGGATACTGGGTGGTAGAACATTTACGCTGTCAGAGCCCTATAGTGATGATCAAGTAGTAACACCGGTTTTAAAAGAGATTGTCGGAAAGTCCGGAACATTAGAATTTGATATAAACCTCTTTCATCCAAATTATGAAGATGTTGTTATGTATAAGACATACATAAGCGTTGAGAGAGATGGTGAAGAAGTTTGGTATGGAAGAGTTATCAACATAAGCAAAGACTTTTACAATACTAAAACCGTTATTTGTGAGGGTGAACTTGGACTTTTAAATGATTCTATACAAGTACCATATGGCTATAGCGGTACTGTTAGAGGTTATATTGATTATATTCTTGGCAACCACAATGCACAGGTTGAGACAGAAAAAAGAATACATACGGGAAGTATTGTTGTATCGGATTCTAATGATTACATACATAGAGAAAACAATAGTTATACAAAGACACTTGAAGAACTGGATGCAAAGTTAACAAAGCTGTTAGGAGGATATTTAAAGACACGACATGAAAATGGAGTGATTTTTCTCGATTATATATGGAATTATGGGGACGATAATACACAGATAATTAGTGTTGATGAAAACCTGATCGATTATGAGTCAAGTGAAAACAATAATGAATTTTATACAAGACTAATACCGACCGGAGCAAATGTCAATGAAGTAGCTATAACAATAAAAACTGTTAACGGTGGTATTGATTATGTGGATAATACGGCACTTATAGAGCGATACGGAGTTATTGTGGGTACAAAGTCTTGGGATGATGTTACTCTTCCTGAAAATTTACTAAAGAAGGCCAGAAAAGAGATCCTAAGTAAAGAGCTACCTAACAGCTTTAAGTTATCAGCAGTCGATTTATCACATATAGATAATTCAACGAGTCCAATAAAAGTCGGAAGAAATACAAAAGTAATCAGTCCATTTCATAAGTTAGAGACCATGTACTTTGTAACTGAAAAAGAAAGTCATTTGGATGAGCCGGAAAGAGATGTGTTCACGTTTGGAATGAGGCAAAGCACATATACAGCAAAAATTAGCGATGCCGCTCTTGCGTTAGAGCAGAATATGACTAGGGAGATTAAGGATACGGCACTAACCATTAATAATAAGTTAGATGATGGGTTAAAGACAATTACAGGCGTCAAAGGTGGAGCAGTGGTGCTTGACACGTTTAATGATAATGGTGATTTGGTACAACCTTGGCGAATTCTTGTTATGGATACTGCCAATAAGGCTCAAGCGGTTAATGTTATACAGATAAATCAGAACGGAATTGGCTTTAGCAGAAACGGAGTTAATGGAGAATATCTAAATGCGTGGACTATTGACGGGCACTTGAGGGCTGAATTCATTGATGTAGGTACAATGCTTGCTGACAGAATTAGAGGCGGAACTCTTGAGGTTGGAGGAGACGGAACAGGGCGAGACGGTCAGATTCTTGTAAAGAGTACAAACAATGAGATACTTTGCGTTATTGATAAAAACGGTATTTCTGTAAATAAGGGAATTATAAAAGGCTCATCAATCGAGGGAAACAGCATCAAAGGTGGAAACATAGAAGGAACTACAATAAAAGGCTCGTCAATAGAGGGAAACAGCATCAAAGGTGGAAGCATAGAAGGAACTACCATAGAAGGTGGTAGTGAAATCTATTTCTCGGCAAATAAAGAAAATGTTAGAATTGGAGATTTTGAAGTAAGAGATACATCGAGACATATACTGCAGTCAAGTGATGAGTGTACCGGAATGAGTGGTGCCGATGGTGGACATGGAAGATGGTATTTATGGGCAGGTTATCAGCAAGGGCGTGGATCAGAGAATACGGTGTTTTTAGTTAATGACGGTCAGGTTAGAGTAGAAGGTGAATTGGTTGTAAATGGAGAG